TTCAAATATAAGTGATATTATAGATGCTTTAGCTAGGGGTAGTTTTCAAAGAGAATATAGCACATGGGGTCATGGCAAAAAATATTATGAAAGACGAGGTTCAATAGAAAAAGAGATATTTGCTAATTTATTTTGCCTTAGAAATGATAAGAAAGCCTATGATTTAGTTAAAACAATTATTCCGAACACAGTAAAAGAATTTGAAAAAAGATTAGATGAATTAGAAAAACTATAGAGGTAATAATGGCATTATCAGAAACACAAAGAATGGATAAACTTTTTAAAGCAAAAACACCATCAAATTTCTATGATTTATATGTGGAAGTTTTTGGGCAAGAATTTCCAATAATTGAAACATTAGACCCAAATGAAAAGATGGAATTGTTAATTGATGCAATAGAAAAAAATGAAAAGATAAAAGAACTAAAACTAGGTCAATATACTAACATATAGCATTTTTAGAATAAATTTGTTATAAGGATACTATCCAACTAAGGAGATTTAAAATGGAAGAAAATCAAGTAGAACAAACTGCTGAAACTCAAGAAGAAGCACCACAAGTACAAGAACAGCCAACTAATACATTTACCCAAGATGAGGTTAATAACATTGTTGAAAGACGATTAGCCAAAGAAAGGGGTTCAATGTATAAGAAACTGGGTGTTGAAGATTTAGATATAGCTGTAAATGCTGTAAAGACACAAAAAGACCTAGAAGAAAAGCAAAGAATTCAAAAGGGTGAGTTTGAGGAAATACTTAAAACAAGAACCCAAGAGTTTAATAAAGAGAAATCAAACTTAGAAAGTCAGCTAAAAGATATTAAGATAAATAAGTCTTTATTATCATCAGCATCAAGGAATAAAGCTATTAATCCAGACCAAGTTGTAGAACTTTTAAAAAGCGATATTAAGTTAAATGAAGCAGGGAATGTAGAAATACTTGATAAATCTGGATTAGCAAGATACAATAAAATGGGTGAACTTTTATCCACAGACGAATTGGTACAAGAGTTCTTAACACAAAACCCTCACTTTGTTAGTGCTACCCCTAGTGGTTCTGGCTCTGTGTCAAATGTGGATAGGTCAGAACTCAACAAGCCTTTAAATTTGAGTGATTTAGATATGAACAATCCAACGGATAGGAAAAAGTATTCTGAATATAGAAGAATAAGAAATTCCAAACCTAGTACGATTGTTGTTAATAATTAAATGGCTATAATTATAAGGAGTTAAAAATGGCTAATGAAACTACCAGTTCAACCATTTCGGAACTATACACCGAGATAGTTGCAGAAGCGTTATTCGTTGCAAATGAGCAATCAATAATGAGAAATCTTGTTAAAAACTACACTATTGTTGGTGGTGGTAAGTCAGTAGAAGTACCGATTTATTCAGCAGTATCAGCATCAGCAGTAGCCGAAGCAACAGATTTAAGTAATACAGCAGTAAACCCAAGTTCAGTTACTATAACAGCATCTGAAGTTGGAATTATGACAACACTAACAGACTTAGCAAGAAATTCAGCATCAAGAAATGTTGCAGGAGATATTGGAAGATTATTTGGTGAAGCTATAGCTAAAAAAATAGATGCAGATTTGTGTGCTTTATTTACTGGCTTTTCTACCGAAAAAGGTGGTGGAGCAGGAAATGAGTTAACAATTCAAGACCTATTTGAAGCAGGTACAGAGTTAAGAACAAACAATGCACCTCAAACTTATTATGGTGTATTCCACCCTAAGCAAATCTTTAATGTTAAAAAAGCATTAACAAATACATTTGCAGGTTCAGCTAATATTCCAGACTTAGGTAATGATGCTTTAAGAAATGGTTTTGTCGGACAAATCGCAGGAATACAAATATTTGAAAGTTCAAATGTTTCTGTAGATGGTTCTGATGACTCTATTGGTGGCGTATTCTCTCAAGATGCTTTAGGTTTAGCTATGATGCAAGACCTTAAGATTGAATCACAAAGAGATGCTTCATTAAGAGCAGATGAAATCGTAGCCACAGCAGTTTATGGAGTTGCAGAACTTCACGATAGCTATGGTGTTAAGCTAACAGCAGATAGCTTGGCTAACTAATTTAACTAGGGAGGGAAACCTCCCTTTTTATCTAAGGATTTGTATTATGGAAATGATTAAATTAGTTAATGGTAAAGGCGATATTATCGAAAGAAAAAAGATTGATTACACGCCTAATATAAAAATCTGGGAACAGCGAGGGTGGAAACCTTATGTTGAGCCTAAAGTAGAGCCTAAGCCAGAGCCAATAGTAGATAATGAGTGGCAACCAGAAGTAAAGAAAAAATCTAAAAAAAAGGGTAAGTAAATGGCTACATCTGAATTTGCAGTTGCTAATACCGATTTACAAAAGATACAACCAGATATATTAGGTTTTGGCATTACGGATTTTGGCGATCAATTACAATTTGCTGAAAATGATGTTTTAAGACGAGTTAGAGAAGAATGGTGGGAAAGATATAGGCATCAAGTCAGATACAAGGATATTACTAAAGTAACATCAGTTGAAATGACTAATAGCAAGCTAACAAACTCACAATGGACACAATCAGTAGTTTATCTAGCTTTATGGAAATATGCATATCCAATATTGACTAAATGGAAAGACCCAGATACTGGCGAGGGCAAAGATACATTCCAAGTTCAAATAGATTTTTATAGAGATAGATATGAAGAAGAATTCCAAGCTATCCTAAGAGATGGTGTTGAATATGATGAAGATGGTGATAGTTCAGTAAGTGATAGTGAAAAAGAAGCATTGCATCAGTTAAGGTTAGTTAGATAAATGATTTCAGAAGTCAAAGTAAACGTAAACACTATTGACGTAACTAATTTTTTAGAAAAATTTAGTAGAAAACAAAAGGCAGTAATAACCAAATCACTTAATAGAGTTTCAAACATGGCTATATTGATGATTACAAAGCGAACACAAAAAGGAAAGTTACCAGATGGGGGTAATATGAGGTCATATGCTCCATCTACTGTTAGAAGCCGAAAAAAAGGAGGTAGACAAACTGGTTTTGTTGATTTAACAGATACTGGTAAAATGTTTAGAAGTTTAGACTTTAAAACTGGTGGTTTAAAAAGCACATTATTCTTTGCTAATAAGGAAAGAGAAAAGATAGCAAGTTATCACGACACATTCGGTGTAGGTAAAAGAAAGATAAAAAGACCTTTTTTTGCTATTGGGGATAAAGAAGAAAGAAAAATAGAAATGGAATTTATTAATTTTTATTTAAAAGAAATGAGATTATGAGCAAAAGGGAAAACATAGCTAGTGATATAATCACAAAACTTGATGCTGTAACAAGTCCTATCGAGTTTAAAAAGATTACTAGAGAACCTTTTGAAGTTGAAGAATTAAGTGATGCCCAGTTTCCTGCTATGTTTATTCAAAGTGGTGATGAAACAAGGGAAGTGTTAAGCATAGGCGATACTGGAGCAGGAACATATCGAGGTACAATAGATTTTTTAATAGTTGCTTTTGGTAAAGGCACAACAACAAATATAGATACTGTTAGAAATCAAATTATAGAAGTTGTTGAAGAAACTTTAGATAATGATATAACTAGAAATGGTAATGCGATAGATACCCAAATAATAGAAGCATCATCAGACGAGGGAACTATTTATCCTTATGGTGGTGTAAGAATAACAGCAAGGGTTATTTATGAATTTACTAGAGGGAGTGCATAATGGCTAAAAATGTTACTATGAAAAAAGGCGAAACTATTATAAAATGTTCAGAAGACCATGTAGAGCATTTTAAGAAAAATGGGTTTACTATAGGAAATGAAAAAGCAGTTGTTAAAAAAACTGAAAAAATAAAAGAAACTAACGAAGCTAACGATAAGGAGTTATAAATGGCTACACATCATGGAAAAGAGGGTGTTGTTACTATAGGTAGTGATACACTAGGTAATGCAACTGGATTTACTGTAGATACTACACAAGACGTTGTAGAAGATACACCTTTAGGAAATTCAATGAAATCCTATATAGTTGGTAGAGGTACTTATACAGCAAGTATTGATATGAACTTTGATGAAACAGATACAGCACAAACTAATCTAGTACAAGGTGCAGAACTTACATTTGCATTTTTACCAGAGGGTAATGCTTCTGGAGATAGAAAGTTCTCTGGAACTGGTATTGTAACTGGAATGTCAGTAGGTGTTACATTAGATGGTGTTACAACTAGAACTGTATCAGTACAAGGCAATGGTGGTCTTACTATCGGTACTGTGTAAATGACAGAACAAAAAATTGATTATTTTGATGGTATTAGAGACCATTTCAGTACCCTTGACACTCAAATAATTGAAGTACCAGAATGGGATTTAGTAGGCGATAAAGCTATATTTTGTAAACCTTTCAATATGCTTGAAAAACAAAAGATTTTTAAAGGTGCTAGTGGCACAGATTTAATTGTTTTGATTGATGTTATTATTGAAAAGGCATTAACAAAAGATGGTAATAAAATGTTTAATGGAAGTCATGTTTTAGCATTTAAAACTAAAGCTGATACTAATGTTATTGCAGATGTTGCCACAAAGATTATGGGAACTGGAAACACAGATATTGAAGATAATAAAAAAAACTTAGAAATAATGTAGAATTACATAATATTTTTGGGTTAGCCGAAAAGCTACACAAGACTGTTTCCGAAATCTTGCAAATGTCAGTAGATGAGTTTAATATGTGGTTAGCATACTTTCAAATTCAAAGTGATGAACGAGAAAGACAAGAACGACTAGCAAAGGCTCAAAGATAGTGGCAACAAAACAAGTAAATATAGACATTATAGCCAAAGACAAGACCAGACAAGCTATGAATTCTGCTACAAAAGGTGTAGATGGTCTTAAAAGTTCAGTATTTAATTTAAAAAATGCTCTTATTGGTTTAGGTGCAGGGGTTGCCATAAAGTCTTTTATAGATGTTGGTAAATCAGTTGAATCATTACAAATCAGATTAAAATTTTTATTTGGTAGTGTTGAGGAGGGTGCAAAAGCATTTGATGTAATGTCAAAGTTTGCATCTAAAGTTCCTTTTAGCTTAGAGCAAATTCAAGCAGGTGCAGGAAATCTAGCAGTTGTCGCTAAAGATGCAGACGAATTAGCCAAAATTTTAGAAATTACTGGAAATGTGGCATCTGTTACTGGTCTTGATTTTAGAACTACAGCAGAACAAATACAAAGGTCATTATCAGCAGGTGTAGCTAGTGCCGATATTTTTAGAGAAAGAGGTGTTAGGGATTTATTAGGTTTTAA